TAGTTCTTAATCTGTGTGAAGTGAGATACCTTACCACGAGAGTTACGTCTCACATCAGGAAAAGAAAACTCTCTCCCGGAGGGTGTAACAATCTTACCTGTGTTGATAGCTTCCTTAGCTAGCTTAGCATGCCAATCAGCAATACCCTGATACTTCTGTGTGAAGTGGGTATAGTATGCTGCTTCAGCAGGTGTCCTGCCATAGCCGGTAGCTCCATATAGTGGTGCGAATGTATGTGCCTTAGCTTCTTGACGACTTGTCTTCTGTCCTGCATCACTAATAACTTTACTAGTATAGGCATGAACATCAAACCCCGTAGTCACTTCTTCAATGGCAACAGCATCCTGTGATAGATATGCAGCAGCACGAAACTCAAGCTGTCCGAAGTCAGCCTCAAGTATCTTACCATCAGTGAAGCGAGACACAAATACTTTCTTAATAGGAAACGTACCACCCCGTGGCATGTTCTGCATGTTAGGATTTGCACCAGACAATCTGCCGGTGGAAGTACGATGCTGTAGTAACCGTACATGTAATTTCCCATCGGCCTTAGTGTGTGTCTCAATACCTTCGACAAAAGAAGTTAGGTATGTACCAATGGCAGATAGCCTACGAACTTTTATCAGGAAGTCTTGCGTATCAACTAGACCTTTGGAACGTGCTGCAGTCTCAAGTAACTCTAGCTTCTGCTTTGAGGTTGAGAAGCCATTGGCACTAGCCCACTTAGCACTAGGCGGTTTGAACTGTAGCCCTGCCACCATGTTAGTATTAGAAAGAGTATACCCCTTACTATCACATACCTTACAGTGGCTAGGCTTTGCATAGTTCTCACCATTCTTCTTTTTCTTCCAGACCCTTCCGCTTCCCTTGCACTCAGTACATTGCTTAGCAATTGTTTTGTATACACGGTCTGTCCCTGTGTTAACCATAGTACGAAACGAACTAGCCCCCATGAAGGGGTCAATGCGACTGCCCCAATCAGGCTTGTCAATCACACGCCTACTGTATACTACGCTAGACAGTTGCTCCGGGCTATTTAGATTGATAGGCGTGTCACCCATCAGTTGCCTTATGTGTTTCTGTAACGCAGCTTGTAAGTCTGTACGCTCTTGCTCAAACAGTTGTCGCACTTCATCAAGCTTACTAAGGTCAACAGCAAAGCCACGTTGATAGATGCGGGTTAAGGTTTTACATATGTTATTAGTTAACTCCATAGTTCCTAGCAAACCCGTATTGATATCTTCAGATAGCCTACCATATAACTTGTCAGACAATTGTTGTGTAGCATGAAGGTCAGCAGACAGATACTCTGAAAGCTCAGCATGTGGAATGTCCCTAGTGCTATAGCCTTTCTTGAAGTACTCCTTCAAAGTATCTTGCTTCTTAGTATCCAATGCATACCGTTCAGCACAGGCTTCCAAAGACAAAGGTTCCTTCTGTCCACGTTGTAGTATATACTCACCAAGCATAGTGTCGAAGACATCACCATCATACTTGAACCCACTCTCCCATATCCATAGCAAATCATGGGCAGCATTGTGGCATATAAGAACAGTCGTCTTATCTAACCATTCCTGTACTGCAGTATGACCAAAGTCATCAGGCTCACACTCACTATGGTCAAAGGTAACGATGCGTTCATCACCCTTGTCAGTAAGCATACCTACCATAACTAAAGTATTGTTAGCTTCAAAGGGGTCAAGGTGTAGCTTACCATCACGATGCGTAACTGTATTCTCTACGTCTAATGTTAACTTCATCCCTCATACCTCGCTGTCAAGTAATCTAGTTCACAGTTTACCATGCCGTGCCAACCTGTCAACTTGTTCTTAACTATATTGATATGACGTAATGGACTATCTTCATCCTGTCCCTCAACTGCCGGTGACTTACCAATCAGTATCATAAGGTCAGCTTCAGCAGCCTTACCTGTACGTGAGCCTTCCATCATGGATTGATTTAACTGTGTCCGACCTTCTGCCTCAGCGGATAGCTGTGACATATAGAACACTGCACACTCATGTGTCTTAGCAATCTGCCGTGCATATATAGCATTCGCTTTCAATGCTTCATCCTGTCTAGCAAAGCCACTAGTCGTAGCAAACTTGTCACCCATATCAAGTACAAGAATGTCAGGCTTATATGTTTTGGCTACTGACTCTACCCATGCCATGTCCCTACCAGATGCTTCTTTAATCTGGATGTTATTCATGACAGGTTGATACATCATCTTAGCCTTCTGCATATTGTCTCGTACCTCACGGGCAGACATACCACAGGCAGCTGTCAGATACCTAGCACCAACACGGTGAGTAGGCTCTTCGTTACATAAGACAATACACTTAGCTCCTTGTGAAGCGAAGCCACCGGGGGATGCAATAAGACTAGCGTGAAAGGATGTCTTACCTGTGTTAGGTCTAGCACCTACCTCAATCAGCTGTCCATCAGATACACCCTCTACCTTACGAGTAACAGGTGCAATGTTGAATGCCCACTTAGCCTCAAGCTCAGCCTTAGCCATCAATGTCTCAATAGTAATATCATCCCACTCAATATTTAAGTTGGGTGTGAAGTCATCACCATACTGTTCTAGTATGTTACGTAGTGCTTCAAGGTTAGTCTTGTCACCATTCACATAATCAAATCCAAGGTTAGCAATGTCTTCACCAACAACCTGTTGGAAAAGTTTAGACAATACTTCTTGTGCTATGTCACTACCCATAGGCTTTTCTTTTTTAATCTGCAGAAACAGACTAGAGTATGCTTGCTTCTGAGCAGTAGTAAGTGTGCGATTGTTTGACATGAACAATGCTTCCACCTCATCTGGTGTAACAGTACGTGTGTATGTGTCCATAGCACGGTCAACAATCTTCTTAATCTTTCTTACATCTTTGCTGAATAGTCTATCAGGACATCTTGCTCCACGATGGTCATCGTAGAAAGGTTTGTCCATGAGACTACGTAGTAGGGATAGCTCCATTTCATTTACTCCTTTGTTGGTTAAGGTTATTTAGTAATGCCATATCATCGGGGTGTCGATACTTTATGTCATCCTTTAGTCTTAAGACACGTACATTCTTTACATGTCCTCGTAATTCTTTAGCTATAGACAGGGTCTTGGGGGCAGCGTCAGGGTCTAATGCTATAACAGCTGTCGAGAACTGCGTGAGATAGGCTTTGTGTGATTCTGAAAGCGATGTTCCCAACACGGCTACCCCTACAAACCTAACGTCACTTCCTACAATGGCTGCACTCACGCAGTCCTCAACAACTACTGCGACACTACCACAACCATGTGCATAAGGCAAGCTACTATTTCCATAGCGTTTCCACTTAGGAATGTGCTTACCCAATGACCGGCCTGTAGCATCTACAGCAACTCCCTTATGCATAACAGGAAAGACCACACGGTTTTCCTTTACATCATACATAAGATTTAATTCATCTTCTATTAGTCCCCACTTCTCACACCAGATACGTATGTCCTGATTGTTTCTGTGAGGTACAACGTAATCAGGCATAACAAAGACAGCATCATCCTGCTCCTTTGCACCGGCAAAGTTAGCACGTATATCATCCACCGACATGTGAACACGAGTGCCACCCTTGAGGTCACATGAAGCTTTGTAACAGTTCCATATCATGCTGCCCATATTATTAGTGATAGTAAAGGTCTTGTACCCTTGGCAGGCAGGACAGTTTATTCTTTTTGTCTCGCCATTGCCTAGGTCTATATCATTTATAGTATCATATATATTATTCATGTATACATCCCCTTCCTATATATCATTCTAATTATTTTTAACATAGCTTTTTCTAGTAGTCAATGCATTATTTGCACTAGCATATGTATTTTTCATGTAAGGCTTCACCGATTGTGGATTACTATGGCCTGTGACGGACATAATTTGTCCCATAGGTACGCCTGCTTCCACCATCTGTGTTGTTCCTGTCCTTCTTAAGTCCATAAGCCTCAGTGTATCATCAAGTCCTGCTTCCCTCATGACAAGCCTACCCACCTTTGATAATCTCTCTACGCTGTATGGGTGGTACGCACCTTGCACAGCTAACACACGGGGTGCTACGTAGTCTTGAAAACCAAAGTCTTGCTCCTGTTGAGTGAGCATTTCATGTAAGTCCTCACCTATAGGCAGGGTAACCTGTGCTCTACGCTTACTCTGCTCAAGGAATAACTTACTGTTCTCTAAGTCTATGTTACTCCACCGTAACATTCGCATATCACCTAAGCGTTGACACCATTCGTATGCCATGTGAACAATGAGGCCAATGCTCCGCCATTCAAATTGACTGTATGCGGTATCAAGGAAGTTAGTTATGTCTGCCTCTGCCCATACAACCTTACGTTGAATAGGTGTCTTTCTGCGGACACTAGCAAAGGGATTTACTACGGTGTATTCCATGTCGATTGCATAACGATATACCAAAGATGCTACTGTGCAAACGTGGTTAGCAAAACTAATGCCACGTTTTACCCACGCTTCATAGGAATGCTTAGCC